TGGCCATTGCAAAATAACCACTTTTTGTTCATGGCCCTATCAGGGGTTACAACCACCTGATGATCCTTGAACACAGAACCAATAGCTTTGGGATTTAAGGCTACGACGCCATTATACCCAACAACGGTGTCTCTCGCATCGTAATCAATACCCATGACAAATGAACCGGACGTAACCATGCTAGCACTAGCCTTGTACTGCACCTTCACTGGACCAACAAGCCTATAACTCTCATAAAGAGAACCTAAGGCATCAAGTTGGGCCAAACCGGAAAATCCGGGGTTAAAGGCTAAGTATGGTGGCGAACTGGCTGATAAGGTTCCAGCACCTGTCACTTGTGACCAAAGCTCACGGTAGTTAACCCTGACGCTTTGCTGAGTTCCGGAGATCCTACCAATGTTGGTACGAGGGCGCCGAGGCGCAGCCATCTTGGGACGAACTATTTTACGGGTGGGCATTTTAACGTTTGCCCCCACCACCCAACCACTATATTTCACCGCCCGTGGCATGGGCGGATTCACGCTAATTCCAGTAAAATTTGAAACTGGGGTCCTCAACCCCACGAACATGCACCTTGATTGCCTTAAGGTCCTCAACACTGGTGGCAGCATCCAAACTAATGCATAGGGTCTGTAACTCCCCACCGGTTATCTCCAGAAGCCTGGAAACCATGGATGTCTGCAGATCCAAAACAACATCAGATGTGTCCTGCGGGTAAGGTCCTAGCTTGTGTCGCAAGGCCATATCATGTTCCATCTTAGAGAGTTCCTGGGGTGTACCCAACGCATAAATACGTTGAAGTGCCCTGAGGTAGTGGCCAACCAAGGGTAAATGGCCATCTGTAATCAGATAGCCCGAAACCCTGTCAGCCAAAGCCCTGGGGTCCTTCAATCGATTCACCACACACGATCTTTTAAGTATCTTAACCGGGCTAGACATAGTGTTGTCGTAATTGAATACATCAACATACAACCTACCTAGAAAAGACACATTAGGACCGGGTTTCATGATCTTGAGGGTCAACCCTAGATCCTCCGATGTCTGCTTAAACTTTCCCCTCGAACTATCGATACCATCGTCCCCATATTTTGGACCAATCATCGAGAAAGCCTTCTCTTGGTTAAAACCCGCATTACGGTAAGCACAATAAGCAACAAAAATATTGACTATCGTGTTGCCTTCCGTAGTAAGGGGTGAGCCAGAACATCGGCTACTCTTTTGCTCGTACTTGATCCCATGTTTGCTATAACATTGTAGATTTATCTCTCCAGCAAGTAATCGAGATAATGTCTCCAACTCTGCAGTAGCAACCCATCTCTTATACACACGAAACTCCAAATCACGGAGATAGTATGACATAGATGCGTCAAACCGCGTAAAGTCGGTCTCAATCAACTCGGCCTTTCTGTCGAGACTAACCACTGTAGCGTAACCACGGATTTTCCGAACTATGGTCTCGGGGTCGCAGCCAGGGGCGTAAAAGTTGAACTGTTTCAAATGTCGCTTAAAACCATAAGCAAACCTGGATAACTCTAAAGTATGGTCCTGTCGCATAGTGGATATGTTATGAGCGGGGGAAATTTTATCCCCCAACTCATTCTTAACAAAAGCTCTGCACACATTCTTACGGGGCACGTGAGGCTCTTCAGCACGCTGTCTGGCCCGCTGAACACTAGTACATTGGTTATCCAAGACTGTTTGCAAGTCCACCGGCACACCCTCACCAGGCGTTGATACCAACAATTTCACAAACTCATCACAGTAACCATCATATTTCGTTGGGGGAACAACATGATTCCGAATACTTAGCACCCTGGAGTCTATACACAGTTTCTCATTATTAACACTATCACACGCTGCAACGGCCACTTGTGTGACGATGGGCTCAGCGGCTAATTCCGCTATATTTTTGGGATCTTCTAGGTCGTCCATG